TTATCTACATATCCCTTCATTTTATACATTTGTGATTTTGCCATTCTACCTTCATCATCTTCAGCTACAGTTACTTCTTCACCTGTTTTTTTAGCTGTATCTATAGCCGCTTTAACTGCGTCTGGTGTTGTTCCTGTTGATTTTGCTAAATCTGCAGCGTCACTTGGGTTTGTCATTTTACTTACTACTGTTGCTTCTTTTATATGTTTTTTCATGTCGTTTCCGAATTTATTCATTGATAATGCTTGTTTTGTTGTTATGTTTTTTAAATTTTCTGGGAAGGGGATTCCATATCTTGATTTAAAGAAGTTTTTCCAAAATTCTGGTGTTTGAACAGGGTGTTTAGTTCCATTTACCATATCAAATACATCTTTAATTCTTCCTGCCATTGCTTTTGGAGCCATATCTTGTTCCTTTTTAATGTGTCCTCCTGGTGCAATTCCTGGGGGTAATTTTGGTGGTTTATATTTTTCATTATCAAAATCTGATACTTCTCCATCTTTACTAATAAACGTTCCTTTTCCTTCTTCAAATTGTGATGATTGTGTTCCTCCTTTTGGTGTTGTTCTATCAGGATCTAAATAGTAACTTCTAATTGCTTGTCTTTTTGATGTGTTTAAATCTCTTTGTGGAAGATAAGTTGGATGTTGATCTATCCATGCTTGTAAATAACCTTTAGCTCCAGTTAAGTCCTCTTTTGAGATTTTATTATCTTTATATAATTGTTCAAGTTCATCAAATGTAAAACTGTCAGCTATTTGTCTAATTTCTAAACCCCAACTCGCACCTTCTTCGTCTAGATTTTCTTCTTCCCATACTCCAGGCATACCACTTATGCTATTTCTTCCACCAACATTGTTACCATAATAATCATGTTGACCATAGAATTTTTTTCTTCTTTTAGCTATAGTTTCTTTAACTAATTTTATGATGTCTCTTTTTTTCATACTATTTTGTTTCTAAATAAGGAGTCATTTTTGTTCTATTAGGATTATGAAAAGCTGGTTCTTGTTTATAATGACCCCCTTCAGCTCCTCCAAATGGAGCTCCTTTATCAGTATAGTTTTCTATTTCATCTTTATCATCAACAAAAGGTCTAGGAGAAGGTATATCATTACCATCAGTAGCATTCCCACCACTAGAACCTGTACCCATATATTCTTGGATAGCTGTTCTTATTAATTCTCTAAGTTCTCCTCTCGTCATTTAGTTCTTTTTCAAATTTTTCTCTGGTTTTAGCAGCGTATTTAGTTATATCTTTTGTCCATTTTTTCTTATCAATACCTCCTACCCATCTTTCTACTTCTCCTTTTTCTGATACATATTGGTTATTAGAAGTGTTTATTACATCTAATAAATATAATTCAGTTTGGTCTAATATGGAAAGCTTATTTTTAAGTTCTAATTCTTTTAAATACTTTTCATATCTGCCTGGTTTGTGTTTTAATTTACCTTCAAAATCAACAACACAATTATAACACATTTTATGTATTTTGTAATTAGGTTTATCTAAACGATTTTTCATTACATTATTACATTTAGGACAACATAAAGGTATAAATACTTCTTTTTTTATTTTATCTAACTTAGATACTGTTTGTTTAATGCCATTTTTAATAGTCCATGTTTTTCTTCCTTCTGTCCAAACATCACCTTCTTTATATTCTTTTGTTTCTTTACTGTAACCAATTTGTGTACCTGTAGATGCACCAGTTTTGCCCATAATTAAATTACGAGCTCTATTGACATCTTTTCTTTTAAATTCTTTTTTTAACATAACTTTTATTTTTTCAAATGTATTGTTGGAACTGCTTCTGCTGGTTCTTCTCTATCATAATTTGCTTCATAATAATTAGATGCATCTTTAATTTCAAATCCCATTCCTGTAAGGTATTTTAATATTTTATCCCATTCTTCAGGGGCAAATTCTCCTCTCATATAACGAAACATAACTCTAATACTATCTCCTCTATCAGAAACTCCTGCAGAACGACGACCTCCTCCTGTTATTGCAGTTACACCTTTTTCTATTTTATTTAAATCTTGTTCGTCAACTTTTTCATCTCCCCCTACTGTTAATCCTGCTCTTTTATCAAAAGCAGCTGTTCCAGGGACCTTTGATGGATTTATTTTAAATGCTGGATTACCAGCTCCTGCTTTTCCAACAGGGGCTTCTTTTAAATATCCTAATTTAGAAGCTATTTCTTTTAAAGATTCACCATACCATCCTTTATCCCATTCTTCTTGTTCTTTATCATCTGTTTCTTTATCCATCATTTGTTTGATCTTTATGATCTTTTCTTTTTCTGGATGATTAGCTAAACGTTCTGCTTCTTTAGCATCTGCCCATTCTTCATCGCTCATTCCTTCTTCCATAGTTCTATTATGATATAATGTACGGACTCCAAATTCATACATTACTATTCCTCCTTTTATGCCTGTTTTTTCTCCTGTTATGTCTGCTTCTAGACCGCGTGAGTGAATTAATTCTACTACTTCGTCTGATATTTTTTCTATTTTTCTTCCATATGTATTTGAACTTCGATCCATATCAATATTTCCAATCATTTCTAATGCAGCTTGGTATTGTTCATAATATTCTCCTCCTGGTTCTAAAAACCTATCATATGTTTCCTTTGCGTATTCATTCATTCTTTTTGCCCAACTAGATGCAAAATCCCCACTTCTATCTCCTTCTTCTGAATATCTTGCTTGCTCTGGATCCCATACTTTTTCATCCTTTGAATACTCAGTTAATTTCATTTCATTTTTTTCTGAAACATATTCTCCCGCATTATCATACCATCCAGTAGGTCCTCCATATTGTTTTCCTTTCCAGTTTGTTATATTTCTCCAACCGTAATGGGAGTCAACTCTGTATTCGTTAAGAGACATTTTTTTTATTTGCTCTCTAATTACTTTTCTTATTTTATTAAATTCTTTTTTTAAATCTTCCATATTATTTTTTTGCTCCAGGTTTACCTGCGTTAAAATTATTTTTACTAAATTCTAATCTATCAACTAATTTAATACCATTTTCAGTGTGGTCAACTGCTACAAATCCTTCTGCTTTAGTTACCCCTAAAGTACCATCACCTTTATCAATAAAGTGTTTAGTAGCTACAGCTTTATCATATTTGGTTATAAATATAGACTTTGCTTCAGAGAGTAATTTACTTACTTTAAATATATTTATTATATCTTGTTTTTGAGATTCAAATTCTCTAAGTTTTTCTTCACCTGCTTGTTTTTTCTTTTCTTTAGTTTCTGGTCGTTTAACTTTTTCTATACTTTTATCTACTGCTTGCTGATACCAGTTTTTAAATTTTTCAAAAGACTTAGAAGGATCATCTAAAAATTCACCTTGTCTTATTTCACTATTAATGTAAGTATTTAGATTTTTTAAAGGTAAATTAGTATAGTCTACATTAATCGAATCTGCTTCATTTATTTTTTCTAATACAAATTTTTCTTCTTGATCACTTAATAAAATACCTGTATCATCTTTAAAATAAGCATCGTCAAACCATACGCTTGGTGATTTACTTAATCCACTTACATCAGCTCCAAATGAAGCACCACCACCACTTAAATCATTGTAAGTAGTATGAAATATAATTCCTATTCTTGCTGCTATTACTTGTTTACCTAATTCTGAATTTGCTTCAACAGCATATCTAATTGTGTTAGGTTTAAAAGTATAATGTGGAACACCATTTATGTCTTCTGTTTCAACATCATCATTATCAAACATAAAATCTCCTTGCAATATATTTTTTATTCCTAAGGCCGGTAAATATTGCAATGCTAATTTTAATTTTTTAGCTAAACCAGCTGCATGTCCATGATTTTCATCTATATCTTTAGGAGTATAATTAATTTTTGGAGACTTATTAAATACTGACTTAGTACCTACAAAAAATTGTCCATTTTCAGGGTTAATACCTGTAAATATAGCAGGTGCACCATCCCATTTTACAGAAACATTTTTAATTGTATTGTCTTCTCCTTTTAAATTTTTAATTAATTCATACAAGAAATTTTTAGCTTGATTAAAACCATCTTGTCCTTGAGTTAATACTAATTCTTCAAGGTGAGTTAAGTGTGTATTTGCTTTTGTTTCTGATAAAACTTCTGTTAATTGTTGTTTCCACCAATCTTGTGAAAATAATCTTATTTCTTTCATTTCTAATTTTTGAGGTGAGTCTTCTTTAAAATATGTGTGGTAAAAATAATCTAAAGCATCTTGTTTTTCACCTGTTAGTTCAGGTCTTAATCTTGCATATGTTTCTTCTGCATCTGGAGCGTCTAATTTTTTAACTAAATCTGCATATAATGCCCAATATTTTAATTCAAAGTCTTCCATTTCATATAACTTTCTTGTAAGTGTACCTTTTACATAATCTGGTACCTTATAACCCCCACCTCCATAGTTATTTCCTTTACCTCCT